CGGAACATAAATCGGCGTGCCCTTGATATCTTGCAGGATGTTTTTATAGACCTTTACCTGCTCCTGATCCGTCTGCTGTGATTTTTCCAGAATCGCACGGCCTATCTGCGTCGCTACGTTTGCCAACTCCTGGGCGTCCATACGTTCCGCTTTCTGGATATACTCATAAAACCGGCTCAGGTTGCTTTCAAGTTTTTCCTGTGAGTAAGTAGAATTATATTCTCTTAACAGGCTTTTTGCATACTTACGGATATCTTCTTTTCTCGGTGTGTAATTTTTTGTGAGGACAAGCTGATTTTTCAATTCTTCGTTGATCTTCCGCAGCTCACCGTTTTCTCGAACCACCTCGTCATAATCAATGTCCATATCGGAATCTTCAATCTGGAAACGAACATCCTTCAATTCACTGATCGCCTTCTTTCTGGCATCCGGAAGATTAGGATCATAAAGAATCGTATTGACTCCTTCCTGGTTTAAGCGGGCTTTCAGGTTATCGCTGGCATCCGTCGGCAGAATGACGGCAGCAACGCCATCTTTAAAATTTCCTTTCTGGATTTCGCCCGAAGCAACCGCATCTTTCTTAAATACAATTGAAATGTCTCCCATATCTTCCCCACCCTTACCCGGTTTTGTTTTTAATGAGATAGGGCTGTTCATATCTAAACTTTCTACCAGCTTTTCTTCTGTCAGATCATTACGGGCAACCAACTCCTTGTTATCTGTCTCTTCCAGTTCATTATCTCCAAGCTGATATTTAACATTTTCATTCTTGACATTGCGCAGTCTGTCAAATATACTGGAGATAGGCAGATAGTTGTAGCCGCTATGTTTTTTTGCAGGTTCGGCCTGGGCGTAGTTGAACGGGACACTATCTGCCTTTTCTATATCCACTTCATGTAGATACATTCGATTTGTCCTGTCTACTTTTATAACGCATACCTCATAATACTGACCTGCATTTTCCCCATCTGTAATATTTATCTTTGCTCCTATTGAAACAGAATCATATCCTCTTCCTTTCCAGTCTTTCGAATATCTTAAAACCTTTCCATTTTCAATTACATCTTTTACCGTTGCAAAAGCGGCAGCTTTTTTGTCTCCATAACCATGCGCCAGATCATTGCGAACCGAACGCATACTTAAAGCAACATCCCCTACCACATCATTATGAACCACATTTCCGTAAGAATTGTACAGTTCTATGATTTTGCTACGCATTTCCTTTGGATCTCCCTTAAACTCATCCCCGCGAATCGATGCGACACTGTCCATCTTCCGGACATAGTCATAGTTTTCTTCGATGTGCTTGTCTGTCACCTGATCCGGTTTTGCCAGCTGGAAGCGCACAGCGCTCTCCGTGCTTGTCTCACCCATCTTATAGTTCTCGCTTGCCTGATCCAGTGCATCCATCCAGAGGTTTCTTGCTTTTTCAAACGAATCTTTCTGTTCTGCCAGCGTTTCGGCCGCTTTTCCTGTGTGCTCGTTTTTGATGAGACTCTTAATAGCATCCAGCATATCACTCAGGAAATCTACAATTTTCTGTGCGACCGTTTTATCCTTACGGGCGATTTTCTGAACAAATTCCTCATCATTCCAGAACTTTCCCGTAGCATCCGCGGCGATCTCCTCCATGATTTCATCCCTGGAGAGCTTCTGACCATGTTTCTCGTAGGCTTTTTCATAGCTTTCCGTCATCTGTTCCAGTGTCTGTCCCTCTGCGGATAAATAAGCGCTGATAACTGTATCGCGGTAGGATGTGAAATGTTCTGGGGCATTCTCTTTGATAAAATGAGTCAATTCGTGGCTGTTTGTTCGAAGGAAGTTTTCTGAATTAGTGGAGATCCGGATCGTGCCCTTCTTTCCCTCATACTCTCCCACTGCTCCGGATTCCAATGAATCCTCCAGGATGAATTTAAGTCCTGTACGTTTTCCGAGACTTTCTGCAAGGTTCTGCTGCGCCTGTGTCGCATTCTGGGACAGGTTCTCCAGTCCGCCCTGGTGCGCCGGTCCCTGCTGCCGCTGGCCTGACATGCGATCCAGTTCCAATTTTCTGTCCTGTGCTCCTGCTTTGTATGCCGCAAGCTGCTGATCTCCTGTCAGATATAAGGATAGGGCTGATTTTTCCGCCATTCCGATATCGGATGCATAGCGCCCAGAATCATAATACCGGTTAAATGCACGGCGATACTGAGATACCGGAACCTCCGGATCGTAAGATTCGACTGCTGCCGTTCTTCCATTTTCTCCAAGGTCTGAAAAAATATCATTCAAATCTTCTCTATGGCTTTCGATGTATTCCTTTCTCCGGGTTTCCTCTGTCATGTTCCCTGCATATTCTCTGGCATAACTTTCCTGTACAGAATCCGGATGGGCGCGTTCTGCTGTTTTCTCGCTCTGCTGATTTTCTGCCTGCCGGCTTGTTTCTGTTTGCAGACTTGTCTCTGCCTGCCGGTTGGCTTCGATCTGTGTGTTCATCTGCTCTGGAACATTGCTGATGGAATTTTGCACATTTTCAGAGGTGTTATCAACGTTTTCGTTGATATTAGAAACATTTTCGTTTGCATTTGGAACGATTTTCGAAGCAGCTGGCATATTTTCATCCGAAACAGGAATATCAGAGATGGCTGTACTCCCCGCCCCTGCGTTATTCTGTGTATTTTGAACCATGTTCGAAACACCCTCGGAAGTCACCGGCGCACGCTGCTCTTTGGCCTGCTGCTGTGCCGTCTGTTCCTCCGGTGTGATTGCTCTCTGTTCCGCGTATTCCTGCGCCATTGTTCCGCGCTGTAAGAAGGTTCCAAGCGCCTGCGCCCCGGCACCCATGATTGCACCTGAGGTTGCACCGCCCAAAGCCGCCATGCCGACATTCTGGGCGATCTCTTCATAGACCCGCATCTGCGCCTGCTCTTTGCTCATTCCCTGGCCTATGTAATAGTTCACCGCTGTGTCATAGTTTGATTTATTTCCCATGATCATCTTGTCGGTAATGGTATTCATGATTTCCGTCGCGCCCTCTTCAGAACCTTCCGCAATTGCCTGCTTCGCCAGGTTTTTAATGACAGCCTTTGCACCTTTCCCTGGTACTTCTTTCATTCCCTTTAATTTTCCAAGACTGAAGTTTTCTCCGACACCTTCCGCTGTTCCCTGGGCGGCGCCCTGGAGCAGCGCCTGATCGCCGGTTGCTCCCCTGTTTGCTGCATCCACATACGCATCCGTCGCCGCACTTCCGCCAGCCATTACAACATTCAGTGCTCCCAGCGGCATACGGGAAACAGATTGAGCCATCGACAAGCCTGTATCGATAGCGAAATCTCTTACCGGGGTTCCGCCGATCGCCTGTTTGATTCCCTCGTTAGAGGCGTTCATGATTGCATTTCCTGAGAATGCCGGATCATTCAGATCAACCGGGGTATTCCGTTTCTTGTATTCCTCCAGGATTGACTTATATTCATCGGTTGAACCTGCATTCATCAGATCCTTGATTTCTTTCGTCTTGTCAATTCCTGTTTTGGTAGCTGCGTAGACATATCCCTTCGGGCTTTCCATTGCTCCATAGACGTTATAACCGACACCAGCAAGCACATTTCTCCGTGACGCATCTCTAACCGTCTTGGTCTCATCGTGTCTCAATCTGGCGCTCAGTGTGTCCTCGAGACCTTTTTCGAACTCGTCCGCCGTGTCTGTGCCGTATTTTCCGAGGAGATAGTTGTACATCTCTTTTTCGTCGTTATCCATGTACTCCGAACGAAGATCCGGTACTGCTGATGTATCTCTTACTTTCGCCGCCGCTTTCAGATCCCCGATGAATCCATCTGAATAGCCTTTCAGGTTTCGGCTTCCTTTTTGGACGTATTCTTTATATTTCGGATCTGCCTGCGCCTGGGCGAAGGTGATTGTTCCCTGCTTTCCGGAATAAGTCAGGCCGGTAGAGGAACGGAAGCTCTGGTTTCCTCTGTTCGGAGTGCGTTTGGCATAGTCCAGTACCATCTGGGTAAATTCCTGATCGCTGTACGGGCGCGTGCCATTGGCACTCACCCGCGAGGTTGTAGTTCCTCGTGGGGTGAGTGTTGATTTCTGGGAAGCGTATTCCTGAGCAAGTTGGTTTTCTGCCATCTTCTTTTGCATATGCTGGTAAAGCTGCTCACGGTTGAATGTCTTGGGGCCACCATATTCTTTTATCAGTCGTTTTCCCTCTTCACTCTGTCGATCTTTCATTGTGACTTTTTTCTTTTGAATCATTTACCAGCTGTGAATTCAATGTGCTTGTTGTATTAGAATTAATCCGTGAAGTAACTGTTCCCTCTTTAACATTCGTAGACTTCTGAGAGGCTATTTCTTCGGAATATTTTTTTGCCACTTGCTGATTTTCTGCCATTTTCTTTTGCATATGCTGGTAAAGCTGTTCGCGGTTGAACGTCTTGGGACCACCATATTCTTTTATCAGTCGTTTTCCCTCTTCACTCTGTCGATCTTTCATTGTGACTTTTTTCTTTTTTGAATTATCTACTTTGTTCCCAGCCATTTTTTCCTCCATTTATTCGCTTCTGTATTCCATGCAGCATTGGACTCCAAGTAATTTTTATTAGCCTGTACCACATTCGAAGCACTTGGTATATCCATCTTACTGAGTAAAGCCTGTGGGTTTGATTTTGCATCTTTTTTATCTTTGTACATATCTACCGCCCCTTGTCTTGCCAGTTCGCTCATCATGGTATTTGCCGCATCCGCACCCTCTTTTTTGTAAGTTTCCACATAATCGTTATACGCTTCTGCCCATGTCTTTGTTGGAGTTGTCGTTGACGAAGAGGAGCTCGATTTCTTCTTTGATGAAGACGATCTTCTTCTTCCACCCGAGCCGCCCGAGCTTGCCGCTTTCTGTCTGGCAAGTGCCATCTCAGCCTCCCAGTTCGCCTGCTCCTGCGCCGCCTGCTGCTTCTGGAATGCAAATTCCTGCGCCCATTGGTCTGCTGCCACGCGGCCCTGATACTCACCGTAATCATATCCATATTCCTGATTGTACCGACCGTTATAATAGTTCAGATCGTTATAGTAATCGTTGACGCCATCCCTATAACGCTGGTAATCTGTATTGTCCAGACCTGTCACTACATTCATCTGGTTGTACAGATTCTGTCCTTCATCCGCATACCGCTGGTATGCCCGATCGTAGAAGTCCAGAGCCTTATTGTTTAATTGAGCGACATAATTGTCATACGCCTGCTGCCCTGCTGCCGACGCGTATGTATTCCCATATCCGCCGGTCAGCGCCGCCGCATTCCCCATCGTATCGCGCATAGCAAGGTTTCCCTGGCGCATATACTGATCGCGGTACATTTTATATAGATCATCGTTTACCATATCCTCCGAGGTGTACGAAAATTTCGGACGGTTCATGATATTATCCAGGATACTTGAGATCTGATCTTCGTACTTACTTTCAAATTCATCCGGCTTGTTCTTCTCCAGATTCCGAGTTTTATTGTAGTATTCATTCACTCGGTCAGACCTCTGGTACATCGGCTTCGCCTCGGTCGAACCGCTTGCCGTGGCTACCCCCGCAGTTACATTGCTGGACGGGTTCGATGGCGCTGCATTTGCAAGCCCCTGAATCTTCGCCGCATTATTTGTCGCTGACCCGTTCTGCAGCATTCCCAGCAATTTTGTATTCTGGCTTGCCGTCCCAGAATATCCAGATATTCCATACTCTTCGGCAAGTTTCCGCCTGGCAGCGTAGCTGGAATCCCTTCCGGAGCTGCTCAGATAATCAACAATACTTCCAACCGCCATTATTCATCCTTCCCTTCTTCTTTTTCTTCGATAATCTCGCCTGCATTTAAGATAGCAGCAACTTTTACCAGATTCTCTGCCTGGGTAATCCCCTCCACTTTCATTCTATCGAGAGCACTGACAATCGCTTTGATGGCGAGCTCTTCATACACATATTTTTTCATGGTACCTCCTAACTACTGCTTTCCAAACTATCCAGGCGATCATAAATATCCTGGATCGTTTCTCCCACGCCCCAATAATGAGTCTTTCCGGAGAATACGGGGTGGTTCAGATAAAGTTCCTGCGCGTAGGCATTAGACGGTGAAAGAACGCAGCCATAGTGATCCAGGATCCTCTGCGGTTTTGTGTCATTGATATTTCCTGTGCCATCCCAGCCAGTCCAAAAGCAATACAAATCATTATCACCCATTCCTGTGCTCTGATCGCCGGTGCCTAGATATTGTCCCATGCTGGTATCAAACGTATAGAATCCTCCGATATAAACCTCGTCTTCATTGGCTTCAAATGCTCCACCCTTGCAGCGGATTCTTGAACCAGTGATCGTTGCACCTTTTACATTTCCGGAGAATGTAGCATTTCCGGAAGCATCTAACTTGAAATTCGTTGAATTTACCACCAGACGATTTCCGGATATCGTAACCTGTCCCGATTCCAATGAAATCTCCGACGATACGGTTCCTTTCGTTACTTTCATATCGATTTTGCTGTCTGTAACTTTAAACTTTGCATTCGTATTCTTTTCGAAATCGCTCACTTCAACTTTCAAACCATCCAAATCGAATTTCAGGGATGCTACCCTTTTCTCATCCTCCAGATATTTCTGCAGCGCCTGATTGGAATAGTTATCTTCCGGAGTAAGATTGTTGAACATATATTTAAGCTGTTCGTTGAGCTGATAGAGATATCCTGTCAGTTCTTTCGTATCCATACTATTAAAGCCATCGATCGCTTTGAACTGTGCCATCAGATCTCACTCCCTTCGTTGATGTACTTTCCGACGGCAATCAATCGGGCTTTTCCCTTGCCTTCTAACCTCCACCGATAATAGAAGCAGCGCATCGGCTTAATTGGAATCGAATACGTCCGCTTTTTATCTGCGAAGATGGTAATCATCCGGCGGAAAGCTGCATCTGAATCGTGTTTCAGAAACACATCCACCTGGCTTCCACGTTCCAGCTCTATCATGAACTGAATCTTTCCAATGTACTTTCGATTCAGGCTTCCTTCTTCCAGATCTCCCGTTTCAAGATACCATTCGACCAGCTCATCCCCTCCGGTAATGGTGCGGACGTTTTTATCCTGATCGACATAATAGAGCTGTCCTCCTCCGGGTGCGGTAAGAAGCATCTGCGTATCATCTTCTTTATGCCAGAGCCGTTTTGCTGTGTCATAGACCAGCAGTTGTTTTCCTTTTCCCGTCTCCGCTGACAGATAATACTTTCCTTGGTATTTCCCTGCGATTCCATCCGACAGCGCGAGTTTTTCCAGAACATCCGACAGCGTAAACGGAACGCCGCCGGTATAGCCATGTACACCCGTACCAGAAAGATAAATCAGCGTAGTTCCAACGACCTGAACACTAGCACTGCACCCACTCTTTACGCCCGGCGCCTCCTGCGTTTGAATCTGGATATTTGACGGTTTGTTTCCATAGACCTTATGAATTGTATGCTCCTTAAAGAAAAGCGCATATCCGGAATATGTAGCTGCTGCCGTGAAATCTCCATCCGATCCAATCGTTGCCGCATAGGAATCTGTCGAAATACCTTCAAAGACATTCCAATTCAACGGATCTCCCAGTTTGCTTGCATATACCTCATGATTTTTGCTGCTGCATCCCCACAAACGATTTTCACATTCCGTTAAAAAGTCCATATCCGGCACTTTCCGCTTTACCTTCAACCCACTCGCCTGTGTAAAGCTGTTTTCCAATACACCGATGATTGTAATGCTGTCATCCGTTTTTGCCTGGATAGTGGCTGTTTTGTTGTAATCTGCATTCGTGCACCCAGATATTTCTACGCCATCATACTGGTTGAATTGTTTTCCGATTCCGGTACAGGAAATTTTTGTGTAAGTCGAACCTGTATAGGATGGCGCAAACGTCGCTGTTGAAGCCTGGGCAAAGGTTTTCTCCATCGAACCAAACTCCCCGGAATCCGTGTTTAGATAAACCTTATCCGGAAGAATGATGATATAGGCCCCCATTCCGACCATAACTTTTTTGCTATCTGCTACCGTTCCCTTTTCCTGGTCCTTATAATACAGTTTTTCTCCATCAACATATGCCAGTCCATTTTTCCAGTAGAGGCCGTTTGGTTTCTCCAATGTTTTTATTGGTTCTCCTCGCGCCTGGCGCGGCCCTGCTGCCGGATAGTGATCAGAGGACATATTTTTCATATCTGCAAAATATCCATCCTGGACGCTCGACCTGGTATCTAAGCCGCCGAACACTCCTTCCTGTTTCTTGGTTCTGGTAATCGGATTTACGATTGGCAGACGCATCTTACCACCCCCTAAATTGTGCTTTTTCCTTCGGCATATGATTTCTACGGTAATAGGATGCAAACGCCTGGAAAGACGCCTCATATGCTGCCACGCTGTTGTTATAGCGCTCTGTTTCCTCGTTCTTATAGTCAATCTTGGCGGCAAGATAATTTACATAGATATCTCCAAAGCGATCCGGCACCATAAGGGTCTTTTCAGAGTCCCGGTCATAATCGTACCCGTCAAATTCTATGTCATTGCCCTCCGCCGCATTTAGGATGTCGTCTACAACCATTCCTTCTACTTCTGACAGCCACGCCGTTTTTACCCTGGCATCATACTGATTCAGTTTTTCATCATCTACTCTCGCCAGCACTTCCGCTATTTTCATCGCATCGCCTCCTTGAGTTTTATTGTGCCAGATTCCTATGTGTTTTTCTCCCACGCAAAAATGCCCCACCAGGCATGTGGCAGGGCATCTCGTTAATATCTCTTGAAATATGCAGTTTTTCACGTGGACTCGACTGGAAAAATTCTTTCTTCGTCTCTGCTTCGTTTTGTCACAGGATATGTCCATCTTCCGCGATTCTGTCCGCCGTCAGCATCCAGCCGTCAGAATCGAACGCATACAACTGTCCATCAATCCGGCAGACTGTATCATGCAGATATTTGTAACCTTTCAGGACATACCACCAACGTCCATCCTGCCAAATCCAGCCTCCGACATACTCCCCGGAGATCCATCCGTGTGAGGTCTCGATCCAAGGTTTTCCATCTACAAAACACTTCCGGAGCGGCTGCACGTGTTCTCCGTTATTATAACGTCTTCCGGAATCTGCCCCACCCGGGGTTGTTCGGATAATCAATGTCGGCGATGCCAGAATGCACAGACCGCGCACGCCGCTCTTTACCTCTTTCAGATCGGTGATCGATACCTGCGGGGCGCTCGGCTGTGAAGCTGCAACTCCATCCTCCGCCGCCCAAGTCTTTTTGAAATTCTCAAATGTCCCATATTTCTGCTTCAAAATTCCCGTGCCGCTGCCCCAGTCCGGCAGATAAAGATGCGGTTTGTCTTCCAGACTCTTCCAATCTCCTCCCCAGGCAAGTCCCAGCCCCTTGGCAATCTCAGCCGCTTTTTTAAACATTCCTGTTCTGTCATTAAATGCATCATCTGACGTGCTGCCATCTCCATCAATGTCCATTATTAAATAAAAATCAAAGGCGATTCCCCACTGATGCTGTGAACTGTAGCTGCTGCCCGGTGCATTGGTTACCTTTTTTCCCGGTTTTGTACGTCCCTGAGCATAGAGGGCATCCTGCTCTGCTACTGTCCGGAATGTTTCCCCAATCGTCACTGCAATCCCTTGTGTCACACAGGCTTTCATCCACGCACCCGCAAGACGCTGGAGACGCGGATGGCACAATGTAATATCTCTCATATTTGTCCTTTCTACGAACACAGGGCGGAAAATATCCGCCCTAAACATTATTTGCACTCATCTGCCGGTCCCGGCTTTTTTGTTTCTGCTCCCGGTCCTACCGGCGTGTTCCCTTTTCCTTCTTTTGCCGGACCCGTGCAGCCGACATCACAGGTGCACTCCGGATCAACCGTCATTTCCGGATGCCCTAATTTCTGCGCTTTCTTGGCGCTATAGTTATGTACTTCGTTTGCATTCTTGTTTCCATGTACGTTGCAACTCATCTTTCTTTCCTCTCTTTCTATTTTCTTGCTTTCTCTGCCTGGGTTCCGAAATAAAACCCTACAATCATAGTAAAAATGCTCATGTATTCCTGTCCGGATACTTCCCCGGAACACGTCAGCCCAATGAATCCCGCTGTCAGCGCTAACGTCATAAGGCTCTTTACGTCAATCAATTTTGCAAGTTTTTCTTTCAAGCCTTTCCCTCCTCTAAGTCCTGAATACGATGATTCGCTACCCGGATCTGTTCCTGCATAACAGCCTGTGCTTCTTCCAGCTTATACGTTCGCTCAATCACAGTGTTATGCTTTTCGACTTTCTTTTCGAGCTGACCCATCCGGTATGTCATGAGTTTTGCTGATGCAATCACACCCGCAAAAGCCCCCAGGACACCTCCGCCGGACGCAATCAAGGCTACTGCAATTTCTGTATTCATTCTATCCCTCCGGATGTTCCTCCAACCATTTCTCGGTTACCTTGCGCCAATATAACGGCACCTTTTCAAGTGTCATTTTCCCGTCTCTGATTTTCTTTCCATAAAAAGCCCCCATCACTTAGCACCTCCTTTCTCCGCAAGCTCACTCGCCGCAGCACCAAGATCTATGATCGCCTCATCCTGGATCTCCTGACTTTCTTCCAATGCGTCCAGACGTTTTTCTTCGGATGTCTTTTCACGCATATTGAAGCTGGTTTTTACTTTGCCCCCTTCAACAACGGATGTTTCAGAAACCAGAAGGACATCTTCATATTTTCCCACCGTCAGACCGTCTGACGTTTCGATCCGGATCGATTTCAGATTTTCATCTGTCAGCTTTTTCCAAATCTCCAGCATAGTCTCCCGACTCTCGCTCTCAATCTGAAGCGCGCCTAGAGATGCTCCTGCCACCAGGTCAATTTTTGTCCCATCTTTTAACACCAATTTATCCATCTTACCCTCTCCTCCCTACTGGATTCCATTCCACGCCATCTGAAGCAGAAAGCCCAGAAGTTCCCGGATTTTATTTTTGATTCGTTCCATATAGATTTCGTACCCGATTTTTTCAGAATAGTTTTTTCCATCGACGCATCCGGTTGACTCCACGATTTCAAAACCATTTCTGAGAACACAGCGCACCACTGTGGTTTTTGTTCCCATCGTTTTCGTCTCCGTGTAGGCAATAAACTCATCTACCATCTTCTGTCCGATGCTCACACCGGACGGAAGCTCCTGGTTATCATCTACTTTCACGTAATGCTTTTCAAAGAAGTCCGCCGGTTTCCATGTGACTAAACCGTCAGGGCACTTCATCAAGTAGCCCTTGTCTTTCGGATCTTCGTCTGCTGGAATGCTCCAGCCACGAAAGGCATTATAATCTTCCCGTGTCATTGGTTCCGCCTCTACGAGGCAACTTCCGATGTATTTTTTCATTGTTTTCCCTTTCCTTTTACTCAGTTTCTATTTTTTCCAGCCTGCAGTCTCGTTCCTCGCTCACAACTCCAGACTTGTCAAATCTCATCTACCCTTTCATGACCTTCGAATCTTATTCCTGTGTCTTTAACACATTCAAAATCCCCTCCACTGCTTTATCCCAGAATATATTTGCAAAATCCTCAACAGTGCAGACCGTATCTCCGTCCCAATCTACGATAGTGGCATCATCTACTTGGCATAATTCACATCCTGATTCTTTCAACGCTTCGTTTGCATATTCTGTTACAACAGTCTGCGTATCGGCATAATCGCAGCCTCTGCTTAAGATGTCCTCAAGTTCTGCTATTGTTTTCTTTGATATTTTCGCCATTTTTCTATCTCCACTAAAATGCCGTTTACTTTGTCAATCAACGCAGTCGGATCACTCGCCATACGACATACAAATTCATCATCACAATAAACATCCCATACGTCATCATATTCCACACATCCCCAACAATCGTGCCCATTTGCGATTTCAGTTTTCTTTATTGTAAACATGATTACCTCTTAAATTTACTAAGTTAAATTACGATTAGAAGCTGCGTTGTTAAAAACTCAAGTTAAATAGTTGGAATCAAAGTGTAAATTCGGCAAGGGTTAAGGTTTTCTTTTTTCCTTCAATATTGAAAATAATTTGCAGAAAATATCTTTGATCCCCTTTATAAACTTGCACATATACATTATCAATATTGTTACGATACTTTACTACAACTCGCATGTCGCTATTTTACGAAAAAGCAACGTTCGAATGAATGGTTGATCCGCTTTTTTAATAGGTTTCTTATGATAAAGTATAGGTCATTTTGATAAAGCCACAAATAGGGATATTGTTTGTTTCGGCACAATCATTTGTATTGGTAAACTTGAGATATAATAGATTCCGGCTTTTCAGTAGTTGTGCATTTGACAAAAGATTGGCTACATCCGTCTTATAAGGAGCGGCATAGCCTCCAGTGGATATTCTCATTTCAAGTATACATGATGAAACGGTTATTTTAGTCACTGACGGGGCAAACACCATCGGGATAAATATTAATATTTCTTTTTTGCCTGTTGTGATGTATCCAAATGCACCGTTAATATCTTCGTTCGTATAAGTACCTTTGGTTTTTCTATCCAGTTTATCTCTATTTAACTGAGTAAGTGATTTCTCCGCTGCCGTCAATCTCTCATCCAGCAGTTTCCCCACAATCGCATCCAATGCCGCTTTTCCGGATTCCGTAGCAAGATAATTTGCTATCAGTGGCGGAAGCGGTCCTTGAATGCCCTGCGGTCCCTGTGGACCGGTATCTCCTTTTTCGCCCTGGATGCCTTGCGGTCCCTGTGGGCCAGTCTCTCCCTGGATTCCCTGTAAGCCCTGCGGACCAGTCTCTCCCTGGATTCCCTGTGGTCCCTGCGGTCCTTTGATATTTCCAATTAAAATCCTAGCCATCGTTTTTCACATCCTCTCCTGTAAGATAATAGAGATTCCCTGTTTCCGAATCATAATGGAATGCTGGCGGCTTCTCTCCATCCGGATAATCTGCATAGAGATTTCCTGTTTCCGGGTCCAGATAGAGCGAAAACATCCCCGATGCCGGAACCATGACACCGCTCTCCCCCTTCACTCCTTGGATTCCCTGAGGTCCTTGCGGACCGGTATCTCCTTTTTCGCCCTGGATGCCTTGCGGTCCCTGCAGACCAGTATCTCCTTTTTCGCCTTTATCTCCCTTATCTCCTTTTAACTCCCCACGCTCTAGCTTTCCTACAACGTCCTCTCGGATCTTCTCCGCTTCCTCTGCTGCCGTCGTCGCCCTGGTCGCTGCCGAATTTGCCAATCCCGCCGCAGTATCTGCCTTGTTTGTGGCTTCCTCCGCTTTTCCAAGACCGGCATTCAGTTCCTTTTCCAGGCGTTCAAATTCACTCAGTCCCGGCTTTCCTTCCGGGGTATTGATTGCATCTTCCACATACACCGGTGTTTTATACGAGGTAAAGCGCATCGTTCCGGTTTCATCATAACCTCTGACCGCGATAAATACGGCGCCAGGAACCCGAAGCTGTGTATTCCGTATCTGCCAGGTCAATAAGATTCTTTCCTCGCCGTATGTGGCTTGCAGAGAGTCTGTATCCTTCGTACCATCGGCATATTCCAGGTCGATAAAAAAGTCCAGCGCCGACAAATCCAACAAAGTCGCTGACACGCGCGGAATGGAGAATGTTCTTGTATCACACAGATTATCCGCTGTTGTTCCGATCTTCTCTTCTCCTCTTGGGATAAGCATCTGCCGGTTCTCAATTACTATCATTCTTCCACCTCTTAAATACGGGATGCATGATTTTCACACACATCCCGCCGTGATTAGATCAGCAGTTTCAGACCATTCTCAAACTTTTCAGATTCCTGATCGATAAATTCCGCCGCTTTCGTGTCCTGCTCCTGGGAGTTCTGCAGCACTTCCGCCACCTCTTTCGGAACCTTGACATTTCTGCCGCGCTTAACGATATAAGATCTACCGTTTACCTGCACAAATACATCGTCCTTGTACTTGTCAGAATCTCTCATCAGGAAGATATTAACCATTCCATCATCCGGCGCTTCTGCCGCCTGCGTTTCTGACGCCTGCGTTTCTTTTAATTTTTCTGTTTTAGCTGGCATTTAGTTCTCCTTTCCTTCCGAGAATGTACATCCCGTCTCTACACGTACTACGTACTGCTCTACCAGGCGCTCCGCTGTCTTGGTTGCTTTCCAGCCTGCCGTAGCTCTCTGGTTTAACGGATCCGCCGTACCGCCAGAACCAAGCTGTTTTACGATAGTTTCCAGACCGCCGCCGGTAATCTCCGTAACGCCATATGCATTTGCGCCCAAAATCAGCGTCGAATATACATCGATCTTCGTGCTGCCGGTTCCCGCTGATCCCGTTTTCGCAAAGATCTTTGCTTCCGTGGACTCAACAAAACGAACACCGCCAATTTCTCCGATTTCATTCTGGTAGGCATTATCTGGATTGGTGTATTTATGCCACTCTTTCCATTCCGGGTCTTCCATCAGGTCATACGCAATATCCGGATGGATGATCCCGACATACCAGCCGTCAATCTTCGGGGCATTCTGTCTTTTAAGGGCGCGGACTGCCATCTTAACCGCCTTAACAGTCAGCTTCATATCCTGGGTCAGGGTTGCTCTTGATGCAGTCTGTCCCTCGGCGTACTGGACATTAGTACCGCCATTCAGCACCTCTCTGGTTACGGTATCAAGCGTTGCACCAGCCTGATCGCCCAGAAGCTTCAAGGACTCGACCAGGTTATTATCAATCGCTGTTAAGAGCAGCATATCCGACAGGCGAATATAATCGCCGTACTGCTTTACGGTCGATGTTACGATGCTGACGTCCAGTTTATTACCGTCCGGCGTAACGCCCTCAGTCAGTGGCGTGAGTGCCTTGCTAAGCGGGGTGTATTTTCTAAACTCGATTGTCTTACCGCCATTTTTCGGGATTGGACGCTTCTGTGCAAACTGATCGTGTACCAGGTGCGGACCTGCAATATCAATCAGTGTGCTGTCATAATAGGTTTTCATTTCATGGGAAAGCTCGTTTCCCGTGCCACTCGATCCAGTTGTGTTGATTACATCATCAAATAACCGAAGGTTTAATTTAATTGCTGTTTCCATCATATCCTCCTAATCTCTGAATGTGATGATCTCCCCTCTGGCTGCTCGACGGGCATATTCCTGGCGCTCTTCCTTGGTCATCTTCGCCGGATCCTTTACGGTCTGCGCTGCCGGTCGGCTTGACATTCCATTTTCAGCCGGGCGCATCTGCCCGCTCCGGGCTGCTGCCGCCTGCTGTTTGGTTGCCGCCTTGGCTGTTTGCTGCATCAGTGCCGGAAGAATCTCATCGTGATGGAGTGTTTCGTAAATTGTACGCATGTCAATTCCCGCACCCATCAGGTCAAGAAAACGCTTGTCCTGGATCTCGCTCTGCAGATCGAACTGCGGATACATCCGTTTCAGTTCTTCTGCTTCCCGATCCCACTTCTGGAACACCGCATCTTTCTGGTTCTTCCGCTCAGCTTCCTCTCTGGCTTTATGTAAGGCTTCATTCTCCGCCTCCAGCTTCACCATTTTCTTATAGCTGTCTACTGTCATGCCCTGATCCGCAGCGGCTTCTTCCCAGAATACATCGTCACTTTCCAGAGCTTCGCGAATATCGCCCATCTTGTCTGTAGATATGCCATATTTTTTTGCAACCAGCCCGATAACATCGTTCTGCTGCTGAAGCTGCTGTTGAAGCTGTTTCACCTCGCCGACGCGCTCCTTGATTGCCTTTTGCATTCTCGCATCGAACAGATCGCGGAAGTCGCCGTTAATCATGTCATTAAATGCCTTTTCACGTTCTTCCGGCGTCTGTTCTGCCTGCTGCCCCTCGGTTGTCTCTGGGGCTGCTGCCTCCGCTCCGGTCGCCGCGCTGCCTTCTCCGCCGCCTTCTCCGTCAAACATTCTCAGGTTCAATCTTCTCATTTTCCCGTTTCCTTTCTACCGTCTTTCCGGCGTGTCTATCTACCGTCTTCCCGGCGTGCCAGTTGTCTCTCCAACGTCTCCTACCGTCTTTCCGGCGTGCCATCCGTCTCTCCGGTGTCTCCTGCCGTCTCTCCGGCGTGCCTATGCTTATATTTTTACATAATCAAAACTCAAAATCTCCCACTAGGTCAAACTGCTCCGGATACCTTGATTTTAAAAGGCAAAAGCCGGTTTTTGTGAATTTCAAAAGATTCTCAATTTCTTCCGAATTTTCATCATCTGGATAAAACCTGACTGCTATATGTCCGTCCCGGCTTTCCGTCCGCACATTGGCATCCATCCGCCACAAACACTCGAGTAAGGTCTGTCCCAGCATCGACACCGCTGCACAAAGGATATTCCCCTCATCCGAGTTCACTTTCTCCGCGTGCCCGTCGATAATGAAATCGGTTACTTCATTTTCCCGTCGTTCAATTACTTTCGTCATTATTCTGCTCCCTTCGGCGTCGCCGCCTTCGCTGCGCGTTCCCGTGCTTTTCCGGCGGTCGAACTGACTGCTTCCCTGGTTGCATTCCCCATCGCATCAAGATGGGCGGATTTGCTGCTGCCACCGGACACAATCGGCTGCTCCCCCGGTCCCATTGCTCCCACTGCGTCTAACAGGCGCGTATCGCCGGTGCTCTGGGCGATTACTGCTGCCATCTGGCTCATAGTCTGCTGCATCTGCTGCATCTGTTGGTATAATGTTCCGTTCTGTGCAATCTTCTGCATGACCTCCTCTTTACCGTCAAACATCATCATTTCGAGGCAAGCCAGTGCCTGATCGGCTAACTGCGGATTAAAGAAACCTAGATTGTACATTTCTTTAGCCAGTTCGTTCTGGGAAATCTTTGTAAACGGGCTTGCTTTCTGTGCCTGTACTTTGATGTCATATACAGGCTTACGCTCCGCAATCATGCCTGTAAATCCCACTTCCATCTCCTGGGCTTGCATACCGGAGTTATCGAATGATACGAAATTCTCCCCCGTGTCATTCGTGATACGGAAGACACGGGGCGCGGTGTAAAACTGCCTGATGAGTTCCAGAACAATATTTACAACACTCTGAAAAGCCTGATAAGAGCCGTTTATCATATCCCTTGACAGCTTACTACCTGCCTCCTGCAGTGCCGCAATCGCGGAAGCTGCCGTTACTCCGGAAGCTGTCGCGCCCTGTGAAAAGTCACGGTTTCCGGAAGTCTCTTTTAATTCTTCGATTTTTCCCTGGTAAACTTGATAATAGATGCCTGGAAGAGGTGCCACTGTAAGAGGCAACATGTCATCTCTGGATCCGTTGTAATCCCTCGACAGGTCCGAAAACTCTTCCTCATTGAATCCGGAGCTGTCTTTGCACGCATACCGCGGCCTGGAACCTGCGATCGAATTCTGCAAAATTGACTGGCCCAGTTTGTCAATATACTCCTGGCAGTCTTTCATTATATCCAGATATCCAAAGCCGAAAGGACTGTGCTCAATCGGGAACATGAGATCGAACACAAACGGATACTGTCCATGTTTATACCAACCGTCAGCCATTTTTGGATCGTTCTCCGATGCATAGAGTACGGTTCCATTACAGATTTTACAATAATGCAGCACTGTTTTCATAACCGGCACATCTCCGGACATACCGGAAACTGTTTTCTTGTAATACCAATCAATGATTAATGATTTCCCGGTTGTATCGACATAATCATCATTCAGGTACTCCTGGACACTAATCAAAGTATCATTCAGTTTTCCCTGCATCTGTGGATATTCCTGTTCAATCAGGTCGTTATCCATAACATTCAGATAAAACAGGTTCCTGGATTCCTGGATTTTATCAATTCCCGGCTCCCAATACATTTTGAGCGGGTCACATTTTTTAATTGAGATATCGCCCAGACCGTTCTCCTTGTGAGCATCCCAGAACACTCCATAAATGCTCGTTCCCATTTTGATTTTCTGCCAGGTCGCTTCTGAATAGACTGCAGTGTACTCGTTCCGGTCCATGATAAACGGAATAACATCTGATAAAATCTTGGCTGTTTCTTTGTCTGACTCCTCACGCGGCAATATATTCGCTTCTGGATAATTATCCATAAAATCAGCATGCTTATTGATGAGCGAGTTGATCAGCCATGCGCTGGCCGGTTCGATTGCATTCCCGTTCTTATTTTTCTTTTTAAACCGATCCCAGTGGCGCATCTTCCACCACTGTTCATTATCAATCAATCTTTCATCCAGGGATTTCTTTCCCTGTTTGTACTTTTCCAGAATAGCAAGTGCTTTTCTTGCTTCTTCCTCTCCTATTTTGGTCTGTATCACTTTTTCTTCCATGATTTCCTCCTATACTCTCAATACAAGACGTTTCTGTTTGTACAAATCCAGCGGATCCTCCTGCGGTATCTCCTGGACAATACTCTGACGCGGGGCAATCGGATGCTCCATGAGGACATAACGACACTCATCGTAGATGTGATCCTCCTGGGTCGTGTCTATATCCTCTACGTTATGCTCGTCATATACCAATGCCGGAATCGTGCGGATAAAGTCCTTGCAGGTATCAAACACGTAAAACATCGCCCGACCATTTGAGTCGAACGCAAGTCGATAGTGATACTGCATTTTACCGGCGAGGCGGGTGTTATCGCCCGGGGACCAGTAGATTCCTTCTCGTTCCATCATTTCCGCGATCGATTTGCCGCGTGACCTATCATAGATAGACGGATCCGCTATCCCGATGATTTTGCGTCCTTTTAGCATCGGATCCGCCTGCTCCACCTCGCGGATCTGTCTGGCTATCTCGTTCGGCGCTATCTTGACACCTACATTCGGCTCTCCTGTGCAGCCGTACATTTCTTTGATGCGGTAGATGCATCCATCATGATCCACGGCGTGCCAGCCGACTGAATACGGTTTTACATAACCAAAGTCAAAACCCCGGTATATCGCCCAATCTGCAGGAATCCGGAACGGTTTAATAACGTGTGTGTATTGCTGGGTTTCGTAGCCCAGTGGATTATCCCGGAACTCCTCAAATACCTGCCCTGAAAAGCTATCCCAATCCCCATACAACAACGCCTCACGTTCCGCCTTTGGAAGCGATGCCAGCGCGGCGAGGTAATTCGGATCGCTTTTAAGCAGTTCTTTATTATCAAACACTGTCGATGGGATAAAACAGGACGTTCTATATAGGCTAGTCTTTTTGCCATGCAGATCCAGAATCTCATATTCATGCACTACCGTCTTATATGGCGCCGCCGCCTTAACAAAGTGCTGTTTTACCCAGCCGTGACCGATGCCGCCCGGGTTGGCTGTACAGCGCATATACACACGCGTTCCCGGACCTGCGGGACGGTTACGGGAAACCATATAGGAGTATTCATCCCATGTGAAGTGTGTAAGCTCATCGAATCCAATAAAATCGTACTGTTTGCCCTGGTAATTTGTCCGGTCCTTAGTGTACTGCATCGAACCGAAGTAAATTTTTGCGCCGCTGGGGAACTTCCAGACGTGCCCCGTCTCGTTATACCTGGCTTTTCTGTATGCCGGTTGATAAACATCGCGTGAGCGGTCTATCAGTGCCGTGAGCTGCGGATAGGTCTTTCTGAATATGATCGCCCGGTAATGG